TAGAAATCCTGCAGCTCCTGTGACTAAAATAGTCTTAGCCATTTTTTAATTTCTTTTTTAAAAGTTTAATTTGTTTTTGTAAATTAAATATTATTTTATCAAGGTCATTAGGACCTTTATCTTTAAAGTTCATTATTCAATTATTTTCTTTTCTCTTTTAATGTGTCCTAGAACTGTTCCTTTATGAGAACCTTCTTTAATAGTATAGCCAGAAGTTCCATTACCATTGATCTCAACTTCTTTTCTACTTTTCATTAATATATTATTTTTAGTTTCTATATTTTTATTAGAAAAGTTTTTAGCTATTAGATCCTTTAATCTGTCTATCATATTAAAATGTTTTTTCTATTTTTAATAATGTTATGCTATCTATATATGGAGTATTTACATTATTGCACGAAGAAAGCAATAACAACATAACTAGGTATTTCACTACCCGTTTTCTTGTTCTTTTGGTTGTGGTTTGTTAGCCATAGTTCGTGCAACTGATTCCGCACTGCGTCCTACGACATACCCCCCAAGGCCAATTTGAAGAAGTGTCCAAACATCACCTGGAAGAGTAATAGTTATAGAAGCTTTAAAAAAAAATAAAATAACAGGTCCTAATACATAATTCCATATTAATATAAAAATTAATACGTACATTAATAAAGGTCTCCAACTTGCTGAAAACCAACCTGCTTTTGCTTCTGCTTCAACTATCTTAGCTGCAGCTTGTAATTCTGCTGTGTTGGATTGTAGTAATTGTGTTTGTAATTGTGATTTTAATTTTTCTTGAAGATCTTTATCAGGAACTGATTTTTCAATTGTATTAAATAATATTTTAGCTAATGGTGCAACAGCGCCTAACATTTGTAACATTCTATAAATTTCTCCTGTCTTCTTATACCAAGAAAAGGATTAAGTTGCAACATTACCTCTTTAGCCTTATCTCCTGAAACTGTCCATTTCCAACTTCTGCTATGTTTATTATTTTTTGGTAAATATGTGCTTATGGAGCCTAATTTAAAATAATCTATAAATCTTAAAACAATGTCTTCATCACACATTCTTATTTGTACTCTAAGATATCTATTACTTTTACCAACTTTACCCCAGAAACCAAAAGAACCTTCCCCCTCAAATACACCTGCTAAATATATTAATTTTTTTTCTTTACTTAAATGATTGTAACTTATTTTTTTTTGATCCATTTAAGCGAAGTTTTAAACTTTTTGGCAAGCTTTGTCTATTTAATTTTAAACCTTGTGAACTTGGGCCTTTTATTGGGGGTGGACCGAATCTAACCCCAGGCGTCTTAACCTTCATCTCTTAGGTATAGTGGAAGTAACTTGTTTGTCTCTTGCTACTTGTATTTTTTCTTTTGCTACTTGTATACGTTTATTAGCTTGTACTTCTTGATTCTCAAGTTTCATTTTCTCTACATCAATTCTTTCATCAAACTCATCTGATTTTCTTTGCATATCCATTTGACTCTCATTACTTCTTCTTTGTATATCTAAAGCTTTTAAATCTAGTTCTCTTTGTTTCAATGCTATTAATGGATCTTGTTGTTCACCACCTTCAGCTTGTATTAACTGTGTAGTTAATTCTACAACTCTTTTTGCAACCATAGAATTAAATTGTACTTCATAACCAGCTGGATCTAATTGTTTCGTTTGAACCATGTTAGGATCTTGTACTAAAAATGCTCCAACTTCACCATGTGCTTGATAAGCAATGTGATCTGAGATGTGTCCTTGTAATAATGCGTAGACCATTGGATTCATTTGTACCATTCTGCTTCTAATAAATATTCCATGTGCAGCAACATGTGCATTATGATCTTGATCTGGGAAAACTTTTAACAATTCCATACGAAGAGCCTTAGAATTTTCTGTTGCTGGGTCTTCTGGTACGGGTTCTTTTTCAGGAAGTAAGATATTATCAATTTGTCTAGTGCCTAATGCTTCATAAACTCGTCTGTAAGCCTCTCTTAAGTTGTGAAGTTGTGGAGCAGAGGCTGCAATCTTCAAATTTTCATTTGCAAGTGTCACTCTTTGTGACATTGAGAAAATATTTGGGTCTGCAACTGGAATTACATCTACTCTGTCATCAAAATCTTGTATTTTTACCATTCGATCTGCACCATAAACTGCATACGGGTACACTGGTTGTAAGTAATCTGCAAAAACTTTTGCTAAAATTCTAAATTCTTGTTTCATTGCGTAGTAACAACGCTTGTGAATAGCACTCATAACCCTCGAACCACGTTCAAGTAATGCAATTGTAGTTCCAACAGCTGCTTGTTGGTTACCATCACCTACTTGCATGTCTGCAATTGATGCAAAACGTTGTCCAGCTTGTACAACAAAGCCTAAAAGTTGAAATAAAGTTGGACTTGGCTCTTTAAAAGGTAAAATTTGAAACTGATCTCTGATATTTCCACCTGGTGCATCAACATCTCTGAACTCACCTGGTTGAAAAGGTTGGTTATCATCACGAATTCTTATACCTCGTGACTTAAATCCTGCTGGTAAGTTAGCTAATGTACCTGCATCTAGTAATTGTCTTAGTGAAGATGTAGCAGATCGTGATAATCCACCAATCATATGTATTAATCCAAAACCATAAAAGCCTAAACCTGGTAAAAATTTAAAATGAACGAAGTATTCTTTACGTCTCATCAACTCATCTTCTGGATCGTAGTTTCTATAGATAGATAAAATCTCTTGTGAGCCTTCATCTATTGAAACAATGTATGGAACTCTAATATCTTTCTTATCTTTTTTACCTGTATTTTCAAATTCTTCTAAATCTAAATCAACATGCATCTCTAAAATATTAAATTGATTTTCAATTTCTCCTGATGGTTTAACACCTTCAATCTCAGATAGTTTTTGTTGAATAGCAGTTTGTTCTGCTTGTTTAGCAATTAACTCTACGTCTCTATAAAATCCAGACTTTTGTTTTTTAATAACATCATTTTCTGACATTCTAATAACATGTGTAATACGCTCACAATCTTTTAAATCTGTTGCATAGTAAGGAACAATTAAATCATCTGCAGGTACAAATTTAGATACTGCTCTTTGCATGATTTCATCATAGTAAACTTTTTTAAACGAAGATCCTGATAAAGGTAAATAAAATAATAATTGATCAAAGTCTGGAGTGTACTCTTCCATTTCTTCCATCAACATGTAATTCATAAAATCTTTAACACGTTCTGCTTGTTGTAAAATTTCTGGTGTTTCTAATCCTACAACTTGTGTTCTTACAGGACCTTCAGATGGTAATAATTCTTTATAGGCTTGTGCTTGAAATTGTGTAACTGACTCTGCAAGTAAAGGATGTGTAACACCCGTTGCTCCTTGAAAGGGTCTAGTTTGATCTCTGTATTTAAATCCTAAAAGATCTAATCCTTGAACATAGGTTTGTTCCCAATCTGCTCTCGAGACTCTATCTTTTTTATAATCAGAAATTAATTGTGACGACAAACGAGCTAAAGATCTTTCATCCATATCCTCAGCTAAATTTTTATAAAAGTCTAACTCATCAGAAACAGCTTCTGCTGCTTCCTCTACAACACCTTCTTCAGGTGGTAACTCTATATCAATTTCGTTTTCAACAACTTCCTCTTGTGGGAGTTCATTGTTTTTGTCGACTTCAGCCATTAAAAAAGTTTAGTCGGTTTACTTCTTGCTAATTTGTTTCCTCTTGCTATTACAGATCCACCTTTAGATCTATTTAATCTTGCAGCTAGTTTTGCTTTAGGACTACCTGGATCTATTTCTCTTGTTCCTGTTCCAAAAATTCTAGCTCTTCTAGCTTCTTCTGAAGCTTTAAAACCTTCTAATGAACCGGGTTCTCCATAAATACCTGTCTTAGGATTTAAAGTTGTTGGACTACTTGTTTTACTTGCATTCGCGAATGCTGCTCTTGAAGCATCTTCTTGTGCTGCTTGATTAGACATTCTTTGTGCGTCTGATATTCTTGCATTTTTTTTTGCAAATGCTGCTCTTGAAGCATCTTCCTGATCAGCTTGATTTTGCATTCTTAAGCTATCCGCTTCTGATGTTTCAGTTTTACCCATCTTAGTCAAAGCATATGCAGCGCCTAAACCTGCCGCAACCTTTGCTAGATTTCTTAATGATTTTTTCATGGTACTATCTCCTTGTTGTTATAACAGGATTATTTTACCATGCAATAGTAATAAGGACTATATCTTATAGTAAATCCTTGATGTAATCCTTGCCTTTTCCAATCTCTACGGATCCACCAATCTTCATTGTTTTAACTTTACTAGCATCCATAACGTTTATATCTAAGCCCTGTACTTGAGGAACACCTAGGGCTTTACCAGGAACAGAGTTTAAATTCATATTATAATATTGCTCAGGTAATTTTTGTTCATTTAATTTACCAATCATTTTTTGAATTAAACCTAACATTATAGTAAATCCTTTATGTAATCTTTGCCTTTACCAATTTCTACAGAGCCACCTTTTTCAAATTTCATTGTTGCTTTTGCACCTATTCTAAAAGTTCCTTGTGATTTTTTTGTTTCACCATAACCTGAATATTCAGATTTTGATCTTCCTTTTTCTCCATATAAAAGAACATCTGTTCCATCATTAACTTTAAAATTTTTATCGTAAGATATTTTATCTTCTCTTTGTTTAAGTTCCGGTGTACCAGGCCCTTGATAAATTTTTGATTCAGTTCTGCCTATACCAATATTTCCAGCTTTAGTATGTGCAGTTACTTTTGCTTTATCTTTTTCTATTCTTGATTGTGAACCCTCAACTCCTTCTGCAGATCTTTCAATTTCAGGTGTAACACCTTGTAAGAAAGGTCCTTGTGCATCACCACCGCCAGACATTTTTTTTGGTTTAGTCATTTTAGCTTCTGATAGAGCAATAGCAATTGCTTGTTTAGGATTTTTTACAACGGGTCCTTTTTTTCCTGAATGTAATTTACCTGCTTTAAATTCTCTCATGACTTTACCAACTTTCTTTTTATCAGCCATTATAATAAATCCTTGATGTAATCTTTTCCTTTACCAACTACAACTTCTCCGCCTTGATTTCTATTTATCATCATAGATGTATCTGGATCTACGATTGGTGATTCAAAACTTGTTTTACCACTTGCTGTACCATAATAAGTTTCAGGTGTTATAGGAGGTTTACTAGGCTGATCATAAAAACCTGGTTTGAATTCATTACGTTCTGTATATGAATCTTTTTTTTCTTTTGTAATTTTTTTAGATTCTTTAATTGCGTCAGCTGTTCTTTTATTTAATTTTTCAGTTTGATATTCTTCAACAGTTTGCCAAGAAGATTTTTTTTTATCAGCCATTACAGTAAATCTTTTATATAATCTTTTCCTTTACCAAATACGACTTCACCACCATCTGCGTAATCAGGTATAGCCATACCACCCATTCGTTTTGCTGTTATTTGTTTTGTTTGTTCGGAACCTGTTGTCTTATCTCTAGTATCAGCTTTTTTATCATAATAAGAACCTAAAAGATTTCCACCAATACCTAAATTTTTTGTAAGGCTTCTAGCTGTTTCAGATTTTTTTAAAAGATTATCTGCACCAATTCCAATCAAAGCACCTAGGCTTGCTTTCTGGGGTCCTTTAAATGGTGTGTGATATTCATGTCTAATTTCAAATTCAGTATCTGTTTCTGTAGGTTGTCTTACAGCTCTACCAGTGTAAGCTTTTTTAACCTTCTTCATTTTACCAGATGAAGTTTCTACATATCCTTTTTTTTCAAGTCTTGTTTCTTTAGCTTCATCAGCCATTGATTCCATACCTTCATGTTTTACAGATAAATCTTTTGCTTTTTTCATATGAACCTTAATAATATTTATATTCTTTTACAGGTCTATCTGACGTGTCCCTATAATCAGAACTCGTTTCAATAAAGCTGCCCTGCCTATATCTTAACACAGCCTGAGTCATACTATCAACATAGTCATCATATTCACCATGTGGAAACGCTGCACATT